CGACGCCTCCATGCTCGTCGACTCCTCGAGCGTCGGCGACGTCGAGGCGCTGCCCGGCGTGCAGCGAGCGGTCGAGGGCGTGGCGGGCATGCTCGCCAGCGTCACCATCTGCGTCTACGACTCGCAGGACCAAGAGGTACAACCGGCTGCCCTAAGCCTGCTGACTGGCCGGGCGACCGAAATGGTCAACGGTTGGGACCTGCGCCGATGGCTGGTCACTGAGTCGATTAGCCAGGGCAACGCCTACGCCTACCTCGCCCGGACCTACAGCGGGGAAGTCGCCGAAATCATCCCGCTCGACCGTGGCCGCGTGACCATCAACTGGTCGAGCGACCCCTACCAGTACCTGTTGGACGGTCAGGCCGTTAACTCGGCCGACCTGATCCACATCAAGAGCGGCTACAGCCGCTGGGCGTTCATCGGGGAAAGCCCGCTGGACAAGTGCAGGACTCAGCTCGAGCTGATCGCCAACCTCGACCAGTGGGCAGCGACCATGGCTGCAACCGGCACGACGCGCCGGTTGGCGTTCAAGTTTCCCACGCCGATCAGCGAGCAGGCCAAGCAGTCGATCCTGTTGGCGTGGAAGGCCAAGCACTCGAGGGCGAACGGCTCAGGCGAGCCGCTCATCATCGACGGCGGCGGCAGCATCGAGGGCGTCAGCGGTTCCGATGACCTGTCGGCGCTGACGAACGCCCGGACGGCAGCAATGGGCGAAATCGCCCGTGCACTGAACATCCCGCTGTCGTTCCTCGCTGCGACAGAAAGTGGCACACAGGTCACGCTCGACGCCCAGCGCGCACTCGTCGACCAGACCCTGCGCCCCTGGGCGCGGCGCATCGAGGCCGAACTGATGGCGAAGCTGCTGCCCGGCTACCGGGTCGAGCACGACCTACAGGAACTGCTCCGCGGCACCATGAAGGACACCGCCAAGGAATTGTCCAAGCTCGTCATGGGCGGCATCCTGACCCCTAACGACGCCCGGTGGTTCATCGGCATGCAGCCGGTCAAGGACCCCATGGCTGACGAACTCATGCAGCGCCTCGACACGGCAGCCGGTCAGGCTGAGGTGAACGGCGACCGCGAGGACGAAGAAAGCGAGTCGCCCGATGCAGATTGACCGTCGCAGCATCGAGTGCCGCGCCGAGGTCGACGGCAACACCGTCAGCGGCCTTGCCATTCCCTACGGGACCGACAGCCAGCCGCTTCCGTTCATCGAGACGATCGAGCGGGGGGCCTTCGCCGAGGACATCGGCAAGCGAAACGTCGCCATGTTGGTCGAGCACGACGGTGGGCGTGTGCTTGCCGACACCCGCAGCGGCACGCTCGTGCTCGAGGAGGGCGAGCGCGGCGTGTCGTTCCGTGCGCAGCTGCCCGACACACGCGACGGGCAGGACATGCGCGTGCTCCTGCGCGACGGCATCTACCAGCACATGTCGTTTGGGTTTGTGGCTGACAAGGACAAGTGGACGGGCAACCGTCGCAGCGTCATGTCGGCCCGCCTGTACGAGGTCAGCCTTGTTCACACGCCCGCCTATGAGGCGACCGCGGCCGCGGTACGGGCGTTCTCACACCACACCGGCCTCGTTGGCCGGTTCTTGCGGCTGCGGCTAGGAGAACTGAAGAAATGAACCGTGATGCACTGCTCGAAAAGCGTGCGCAGCTCGTTGCTGCGTGCGAGGAACACGCCACTGCCGCCACGCCGGATGCCGTCCGTGCGTTCGACCTGGCGGAAGAGGAAATCCGTGGCATCGATGCGCAGCTCGAGGGCATGGCCGTGCGCGGCCGCCTCGACGCCATTAAGGCCAAGAACAGCCAGGTTGTGGCCCGTCCCGAGAACCGCGGCGGCGGAAACGATGCTGAACTGGCGCGTTTCTTCGCCACCCGTGGCCGCGAGGGCTCGGGCGCAATGGAACTGCGTACCACCCTGACCGTCGGTACGGCCGCTACCGCAGGCAACACCGTGCCGCAGTCCGTGATGACTGGTGAATTCGTCAAGTGGCTGGATTGGGGTAACCCAGTCCGAACGCTGGCTGTCAAGCAGACTGTGCCGAGCAATCTGCGCCTGCCTGTCATCAACAACAGGACCACGGTTACCGCGACGGCGGAAGAAGGGGCGTACGCGGAAAGCAATTTCACTACCACGCTCAAGACCTTCGGCGCATTCAAGGCCACGGCTACCACCCCCGTGACTGAGGAGTTGCTGTTTGATGCGTCTATCGACGTTGCTGCTGAGGTGGTTGCAGATCATGCCCGTGCCCACGGCAAGTACCGCGAACAGAAGTACGCGATCGGCACTGGTAGCGGCCAGGAAATGGGAATCTTCACCAGTGACACCAACTGGCAGTACCTGGTGAAGACTGGCAGCCTGACCGTGGCCCCTGATTTCGATGATGTGATCAGTCTGTATTCAGCAATGCCGACCGCATACGCGCAGAACGGCACCTGGCTGATGGCACCATCGATGTGGGCACTTCTGCTTCAGACTCGTTCGGCTGGTGCTTCCGGCACCTACCTGTACGACGGCATGAACGGCATGATGGTGCAAAACGGTGCAGCTGGTCTGCTGATGGGGCGTCCGGTGTACCTGGCCGAATTCGCGCCTGAGTATCTGTCCGGCACTGGTCGCAACCTGATTTGGTTCGGTGATCTGAGCCGCGGCTACCGCATCGTCGATCGCAAGGACATCACGTTCATTGTCGATCCCTACAGCGGCAGCGGCACCGGAATCACGCATTTCCGCAGCTCGATGCGGTCGGATGCGCAGATCATCGATCCTCGCGCCGGCGGCATCATCGCCAACAAGGTCTGACATCAGCCAGTGACCCCGGGCGGGTAGGGGGGAAACCTCCTACCCGCCTTTCCCATGCCAGCACTCACGACTAGCGACGTCAAGACGCACCTGCGCGTGTTTCACACGCAGGACGACACCTACATTGGCACGATCCTGCTTCCGGCGGCCCGCGAGACTGTCGAGCGCACGACGGGCCTGTCGGTGCAGGCGCTCGAGCGCACCTATACGGTGTCCGAGGAGGGCGACGTCTGGATTGTGCTGCCGATTCAGCCGGTCAACACGGCTGGCGCGTTGCAGATGGTCTACACCGACGAGGACGACGTCGTGCAGACGGTCACGCCGGAAAAGCACTGGGACGGCGAGCGGCTGGCCGTCCTGGTCGACGAGGAATACACCCGACCCGTGACCATCAATTGGACCACGCTCGTCGGCGACCACTACATCAACATGCTCGTCCTACAGCTGTGCGCCCGCCTGTACGCCGACCGCGGCGACAGCACCGGAGCCATCGAGGGCAAGGCCCAGCAGATGCTGACCGCCATGCTCAAGGAAAGGGCGATTTCATGACCCCTCGAGGCATGTTCCGGCACGAAATGGCCGTGCAGAATTACGGCATCACGCTGGATCAGTACGGCCAAGCGACCAAAACGTGGTCCACTGCAGCCACCGTCCTCGGACACATCGAAACTGCTGACGGCCGGACAATCGAATCAGTAGACGTCACCCGCGGCCAGACAGCCTATCGGCTGATTCTGCCCTGGATTGATTCGCTGACCATCAAGAGTCGAATCCTGCTGCGCGAAACCGGCAAGTCGGATCGGGTGCTTGAAATCACTGGTGCAGTCGATCCCGATTTGCGCCGCCACGAATTGCATGTGGAAGCCTTGGAGATCACGGCGTGAACTTCAAGTCAAAAGCCCATTTCGATAACTATCTGCGTTTCGTGCGCAACCAGCGCAACGCTGGCGAGGCCGCTAGCGTTCTGCGTGGTCAGACCTCTAACAAGGGGCTACAGGATCAACTACTAAGGCTGGAACGGGCGTTCTATGAAATGCCCGACAAGACCAGCCGCAACGTGCTCAAAACCCTGCTGCGTCGAAGCATGCGCCGCACTGTGTTGCAGTTCCGCAGCAACTGGGTCGGACACTCGGCGCGGGTTTCCAGCCAATCTCTTGGCCTTCCAAGCGTGCGCAAGGCAGCCGCGAAGGTCATCCAGGCCGACGGCGACGTAAAGGGACTGAAGACATCGGCCTACGCGGGTCTCAGGACTCGTCGCAATCCGCGCAGCAAGCTGGCACCAGTTCTCAACAGTGGCCACGTTAACTGGCGAATCAGGGAGCGAACGGCTCAACAGATCCCACGCGAGGCAATCCTCGAG